CCTCCGACACCTGCGGACTCGAGGCCGCCGGCTTCGCATCATCACCGCCATCGCTCCCGCACCCCGACACCAGCGCCACCGCGACAATTCCTGCCGCAACAGCCCCCACCCCGCCCATAAGCCTCATGGGGCGCAGGATCCCACCAGGACCGGGCAGGGGGAAGAAAGACCGGCACATCGGGGATCATCGGTTACAGGCGCGGGGCCTGACGACAACAAAGCGGGAGCCCCGACCGCCATGCCAGCCTCCAGAGCAAAGCAAGCCGAGACCGCAGGCCGCCGAGCCGACCTCATCCGACTCCGCCGTAGCGGCGTCCGCTTCGACGACCCGCTCATCCTCGCCCTCGGGTACTCCAGCTCCGGCGCAGCCCGCAAGGATCTCATCCGCGCCCTCGAGCAGAACCGTGACGAGGAAGCCGCCGAAGTCTCCGTCTACCGGCAGCAGGAGAACGAGCGGTACGACGTCATGCTCCGCGCGATCTGGGCAGAGGTCGAAGCCGGTGACCTCCGGTCCATCGAGACGGCCCTGAAGATCTCCGACCGGCGTTCCAAGCTGAACGGGTGGGACGCCCCCGTCCGCACCGAACTGTCCGGCCCCGACGGAGGCGCCGTCCCCCTCGGCAGCGGGTCGCTCACCGAGCTGAACACCCTCATCAGCCTCGCGGGAGAGACCAGCACCGACGAGCAGGGCAGCCAGGGGCCCACGCGTGACCACGACGGATGACCTCCTCGAGGACACCCTCCTCGAGCACTACCGCACCCTTCCCGTCGCCGCCCGCAAGCGCATCGCCCAGCAGGCCGGCCCCGACGTGCGCCGCCGACTGGCCTGGGTGGAACGCCAGATGGCCATGGACCTGTCCCCAGGGGCCCTCGCCGCAGTCCTCACCGAGAACCGGGAGAAGCAGGCCCCGCACCTCGACATGATCGACGACGTGTTCCGGCGCATCGCCGCAGGTGAACGCATGCAGGTGATGATTACCTGCCCGCCTCGGCACGGAAAAAGCCAGAGAGCATCCCGGTGGGGTCCGCTCTGGTACCTGCGCCGCAACCCGACCGCCCGCGTCATGCTCGCCTCCTACGGTGCCGAACTCGCCGACGACCACGGCCGCTGGGTCCGCGACCGTCCGCCTCGACCCCGGCTCCCACGCCGCAAACCGGTTCGACCTCGAGGCGCCCCGCGGGTCGTCCGTGCGCGGCGGCATGGTCACCGCAGGCGTCGGAGGCTCCCTGACGGGCAAGGGATTTTCGCTCGGTGTGATCGACGACCCGTTCAAAGGCTCGGACGACGCGAACAGCCCAGCCCAACGCCAACGCGTCTGGGACTGGTACCGGTCCGTCTTCTACACGCGTCGTGCCCCCGGCGCCTCCATCGTGCTGATCAACACCAGGTGGCATGAGCTCGACCTGTCCGGACAGATCCTCGCCACCGAACCCGAGAACTGGACCCTCATCGACCTGCCGGCCCTCGCCCTGTCCGCCACCGACCCCCTCGGACGCCAACCCGGCGAAGCCCTCTGGCCCGCCCAGTACGACGCCGAAGAACTCCACCGCACCAAGAAGGCCGTCGGCGAACGAGTCTGGTGGGCGCTCTACCAACAGCAGCCCCGCCCCCTCGAAGGCGGCGTGTGGAAGTGGCCCTGGATCACGGAGAACCGCATCGACCCGATCGCGTTCCGGGCCGTCGACCTCTCCCGCGTCGTCGTCGCCCTCGACCCCGCCGGAGGCGACACCCCAGGACACGACGAATCCGGAATCGTTGCCGCAGGACGCTCCACCGACGGCCACTACTACGTCCTCGCCGACCGCACCGGCAACCACTCCGCCGACGCCCGAGGTCGCGAGACGTGCATCCTCGCCCTGGACCTGCAGGCGGACGCCATCGTCGTGGAGACGAACTACGGCGGCGACATGGCACGCCAGAACGTCGTCCAGGCGTGGGTCGAGCTCGAACGCCAAGGCCGAACCAAGGGCCAGCCGATGCCCCGGATCGTCGAAGTGACCGCGAAGAAGGGCAAGCGGCTGCGCGCCGAACCCATCGCCCAGCTGTACGAAACCGGGCTCGTCCACCACACCGCGGAGTTCCCCGCACTGGAGACACAGATGGTCACCTGGGTACCCGGGCTCGACTCACCCGACCGCATGGACGCCGCCGTCCACGCCCTCACCGAGCTCGCAGACCCCGCCGGATCGTCCGTGGGCACCACCTTGTACGCCGACCAGCGCCTGTCCGGCAGGAGGTGACCGTCAGCATTGCCAGATCCGCATTTGACGAAGTGGGAATCGTGAATCGGTAATGCCACCCGGGTGGACTTTTCGATATCACGATCCCAATGCTGCGGATCCGGGTCTACATTGGGCGCAGGCCACCTCAGCGCACTGCGTAGTGCGCTGGGTGGATCAAGGGAAGTGGGGCCGTACCCCGTCGGGCACGACCCCACTCATGCGGGACGTATGCCGGGCTACCTGTTGAGCCAGAACGCGATGTTGAGTGTCAGCTCAATCATCGCGACGTAGAGGGCCCAACGGTCGTAGTCCGGCTGTCCGCTGTTGGTGATCATTCATCCTCGATCTTCCGGGCGGACCGGAAGGGAAACCCCTTCCGGCTTAAGCCCGGAAGGGACGCGAGGACGGCAGCACCACTGCACAGACTCTAAGCGGACAGACCCCCCAACCCGACCGAGAAGAACAAAAGTTCAGCCTCATAGAGGAAGAGGTGTGTCCGGTCGGATCGGCTTGAGGCCCCTCCTGCTGCGTCCCGACCGGATCCGATCCCAGCGCAGCAGGGGCAACGTCCACGACCACCGCCCGTACCCTGAGATCATGGCGCGGGGCCTGGTGCGGAGGTGTGCCCCGTGGGCCTGAGAAGCGTGGTCATCGACGCCTGGTCATGGCTGAACTACAAGCCGTTGTTCTCCGACCCCGGCCTCGGCATGCCGAACCGCCGCGCCTTCCCCGAAGCCCACGCCTCCTGGGTACCGGCCGCCGACGAGCGCCGCCTGTCCGCGTACAAGCTGCTCGCCGCCTACGACAACAACCAGGCCAGCGAACTCGCCGAGATCCGCGACGGTGCCGCAGCACGGGAACGCCGCGAGTTCGGCGACCCGTCGATGTTCATCGAGACGCTGGTCTCCCACGTCATGGGCCGGGAGCAGCACATCACCGTCCCCGGCGCCGAGCAGACCGACGCCGGCAGCGAGACAGAGGGTGCTGCGGCCGAACGGGTCCAGGACCTGCTGCGGGAGTGGGCCGACGATGAGCTCCTGCCGATGCGGATGCTGCAGTGCGAGCGCAAGGCCGTCGGCCTCGGTGATGGGGTGTACCTGCTGTTCTGGGACCCGGACAAGCAGCGGCCCCGTCTGCGGACGTACGACCCCGGGTTCTACTTCCCCGTGCTGCCCGAGGACGGTGACGGTGCGGACTTCCCCGAACGCGTCCACCTGGCATGGGAGCTCCCCGAGGACCCGAAGCGCGGCCTGAAGGCGCGTCTGCGCCGCATTACGTACGAGATGGACTGGATTCGCCCGGCCACCGCATCCGGTGTCGACCAGCAGGGCCGGCCCGTCCGCGCCCCCGTCATGTCCGAGGCCACCGACGACGCCCCGTCCGCTCCGGTCGTGGGCGCCGGGGACCAGGTCGACGCCCAAGGTGGGATCTCCCGCCAGTACGCGTGGAACGACCGGCCCAGCCGCCGCACCTGCTACCTCACCGACGCCACGTGGGAACTCGGCGACCTGAAGGGCGCAGTCGACGTCGACAGTCTGCCCATGGACCGGGCTGTGTTCTCGTCCAACGGGTCGGGGGAGGTCCTCGACCGCCTCGACCTGTACATCGACTTCATTCCGGTCATCCACACCCCGAACACGGTTCCGCCGGCCGAGGAGCACTGGGGGCAGTCGTCCCTGGCGAAGGCGTTGCAGGCGTTCGACGAGCTGGCTTCCACGGACACGGACGGCGCCCGCGCCTCCGCCACCACCGGCCTCCCGATGATCGGGATCTCCGGGATCGCCGACCCGCGGCGGCAGTTCTCCGTCGGCCCCGGCGCCGTTTTCACCCTCGGCGAGAACGGCAGGCTCACCACCGTCGACACGTCCCCGGCGCTCCGCGAACTTCGTGAGCACGGGCACGACCTCGCCGACCGGGCTGCGAACGTCGTCCGCCTCCCCGCTGTGTCCCTCGGCACGATGGACCCGTCGAAGGTGCCGTCCGGGTACGCCCTGGAACTGTCGCTGGGCCCGCTGGACTCCCTGATCTCTGGAATGCGCCTGGCCCGCGCCCACAAGGACATGCTGCTTCTCCGGTTCGTACAGCGGTTGTTCCTCGCCGGGCAGCACCCCGACTGGGCGGGCGTCACCCCGCTCCCCGCCAAGTTGGTCCGCGGCCCGTACACGCCGACCGACAAGGCGGCCGTCCTTGAGCAGGTCACCACCGCGTACAAGGCGAAGGTCATCAGCTTGGAGACCGCGATCCGCATGCTCACCGAATCCGGGTGGCCCATCGAGGACGCGGAGAAGGAGATCCAGCAGATCGAATCGCGCAGCTTCGACGAGGCCCGGCTCCTCGCTGACGCTCTCGGCAACCCCGACGAAGTCGCCGCGTTCCTCGGACGGCAGGCCCCGGACGAGCCGGTGGCACCCGCGGTCCAGCTGCCCGCCGTGCCCGCCGATGACCAGGCCGACGGGCTCGTACAGCAGGGGCAGCAGGGGAGCGGGGGGAACGAATGAGCCGCACCGTGCTTTCCTTGGATCAAGGCGCGGGGCCTGGTACGAGTCTGGGAGGACTTGCGCTCATGCGTCGCCCCACGCAGCACCACACGACCCCCGCCATCCGCTCGGCGTGGGCGCACCCGTACACCGGTGTCATCGGTCTCGGCGTGTTCTACAACGACGGCGGAGAGCCGAGCACGCCTCCCACCCCGACCCCGGCCGACCTGGCCGCGCAGTCCAATTCCAAGCGCTCCGCTCCTGAGCCGCTCATCGACTCCGACACCGGACTCGCTATGACGCAGGAGCGGTTCGCGAAGACCATGACCATGGAGCGACGCGCAGGTCGCCATGCCGCTTTCAGGGAGATGGCCGAGGCGGCCGGAATCCCCTTCGAGCTCGACACCTTCGACGTCAACCAGTTCGGCAAGATGTTCAAGGAAGCGAACAAGGCCCGGCAGGCGCAGCTCAGCGAGGAACAGCGCCGCATCGAGGAGCTGGCGGAGCGGGAGAAGGCCTTCGAGGCCCGCGAGGCCGCAACCGCCGAACGCGAAGCCGCACTTGCGCGTCGCGACCGCGACACCAGCATCCGTGCGGTTCTTGTCCGGCTTGGTGCGACCGGTGCCGACCTGGATGACGCCTCCGCACTGCTGCGTGTGCCTGACGACGCCGACGAGGCGGCCGTCACCGAAGCTGCCGAGGCTCTGAAGGAACGTCGACCGGTCCTCTTCGGCACCACCCCGCCGAGTACCACTGCTCTTCCTCCGGCCCCGGGTGGTGCTCCTGCCGGAGGCCCGCCGCGCTCCGCGGCCACCAAGGACGACGTGCAGGCTCGCATGAATGCCCTGGCGGAGAAGATGGGCTACCGGACCAAGTCCGACGCCGCCTGACCAGGCGGCCCACAGACCGAGGGACCACGCCCTCACACACCACCCGTGGACGGCACCGCACCAGCTGGTTGCCCGCACCCCAGTGCCATCCCCATTCCACGGGAGGAGATCGGCGTGGATATCCAGCCGATGACTACCACCGAGACCGTGACCGCCGACCGGCGGTGGCTGCGCAATCTGCACGGCTCGGGCATGAACGCCACGATCACCCTGGACGTCTCGAAGTTCACGGTGTCCACCCACTACACGGCGGCGACCGCGACGAACCCGTACGCGGTGTTCAAGTCGGGCCTGCCGCTCGGCAAGATCACCGCGTCGGGTCTGTACGCCCCCTACGCGTCCGGCGCGTCCGACGGCACCCAGATCCTCGCCGGTCTGCTCGCCACGGACACGTCGTTCAACCCGGCCGTCACGAAGGTCGCCGGCGCGCTCCTTGTCCACGGTGACGTCGACACGGCGAAGCTGCCCGTCGCGCTGACCGTTCCGGTGGCCGCGAGCCGCACCGACCTCATCCGATTCGCCTGAGAGGGGTTGAACCATGCTTGAGAACCTCCTCAGGGGTATCGACGCCACCGAGATCAACGCGTTCGCGCGGGCCGTGCAGACACCCGCGGACTTCGCGCTGACCCAGTCGGTCATGCCGGAACGCACCATCAACTCGGTGAAGTTCCGCATCAAGTCCACGTCCCGCCGGGTCAACGCCGCGAAGTACCGGGCGTGGGACGCGCAGACCGCCGTCGCCACCCGCGAGGCGAAGCGCATCGTCACCGAGGGCATGCTGCCCCCGCTCGGCCAGAAGTACCTGGTCGGCGAACTGGAGCAGATCCTCCTCGACACCTCCCGCGGTGCCGACGCCTCCGAACTGGTCGAGCTCCTCTACCAGGACGTCGCCGCGCACGTGCAGTCCATCAAGTCCCGCCTCGAGCTCGCGGTCGGTGACCTCCTCGCCGACGGCAAGTTCACCCTGGCCGGGGAGAACGGGCTGACCGTCGAGTACGACGCCGGTGTCCCGTCGGCGAACATGCCGACCGCCGCGACCGCGTGGACCGACCCGACCGCGGACGCCCTCGCCAACGAAATGGCGTGGATCGAGGTGCTGCGGGCCTCCGGAGCCCCGCTCCCGTCCCGCGTCGTCACCTCCTACAAGGCCCGCGCCCTGCTCGCCTCCAACGACGCCTACCGGCGCGCGTTCTACGGCCAGCCGTCCGCGCAGACCCCCACCGGCGTCCTCGCACCCAACGAGGTCGACGCCGTCCGCGCCCGCTACAACCTCCCGCCCATCGAGGTGTACGACGTCCAGATCCCCAAGGACGACGGCACCATGGCCCGCCCGCTCCCGGACAACAAGTGGCTGATGCTGCCGCCGAACCCCCAGACGTGGGGTGAGACGCAGTACGGCGTCACCGCCGAGTCCCTCGTCCTCTCGTCCGGTGGCAACCCCGCCATCGAGCGCGAGGAAGCACCCGGGATCGTCGTCACCCACGGGTACACCGACGACCCGGTCCAGGTGTGGACGAAGGGCGCCGCCGTCGCGATGCCGGTGCTGTACGTGCCGGACATCCACATCTCGGCGACGGTGTTCTGATGGGCGCCCGGCTGGCAGCGACCGTGTACGTCACGGACCCGGACACGCACCAGACCGTGCGCCTGGACGAGGGAAGCGAGCCCGAAGCCAGGCTCGCCGCCCTGGTCACGAACCCCGCAGCGTGGGTGGACGGCAAGTCCGACACCACGCCCGCCGAGTCGGAGCCTGAGGGCGACGACGACGCGGACACCAAGCCGGCCGCCCGTAAGACGGCG